CGCCCATATCATCATCGCCTTCGTCACCCATCAGCTGTTCAAATTCAGCCTTAAGTGCTTCTAACTCTGACTCAAGATCCATAACTTTTTGTTCTAAGTCTTCTTCGCCGCCCATGTCGCCCATGTCGCCCATGTCATCACCGCCCATGTCGCCCATGTCTAATTCGCCGTCATCTTCGTCGTTGCCTTCTCCGATACCGTCAGTTTCGTCCATAGCGATTTCATCTACTAAACCCTGTACTTGATTACCACCAATGTCTTCTTCAGTGTAATCTTCGTCCATTAGGCTTTCATAAATGTCGCGTGATTTTTCTACTACAATATCGTGAAACAATGCACGAGCTTTCGCTTCGTCATCGTTTATAATGTGTTCTATTAGCTGTTCATATTTGTTCATTAGGAACTCCTTATAATAATATGGCTGTATTTTATTTACAAAAATACGTAGATTAAGGGGTTAAATGGTGTTTTTTTGAAGGATTTAGATGGACTATACCGGTCCTGCGGCTGCTGCTGGTGGTTTGTACTGCTTGGTAATTTTTTCTAACTTGTGTTCGTGTTCAACTTTACGCACATCGCTGGCCATACGTAAGCGATTGAGATCAGCAAGTGTCAGTCTTGTTTTACGCAGATCTGACAGCTTGAGAGGAGTATTATCTTCGGCTGTGGAATGATAACCAGGTTTAGCAGGATCGTAAAGTTCATTAAGCAACATAGTGTTATTTAACCAAAATACCTATTTAAGCTGGCATTGCTGCAGGTGCAGGTGCTGCACCTGCTGCTGCACCTGGTTGTGGACCACCCATTGGACTCATGCCTTGCATTTGTCCCGGTGCTACTTCACCTGTGGGCGCTGGCGGCTCTACAGCTTCAAGGTCGCCAGCAATACCACCTGGACTGATTCCCACACTACGTAGATTAGGATCTTCTACTGGAGCTTGTTCAACATCGCCCTGTTCTTCTGCCCACATAGTTTCATTTTCGTTCATTTCCTGTTCAGTCATACCCAAATAACGTTTCATTAAGAAACGCTTGCTCATGTAAGGATATGCTTCAAGTTGTGTAAATGTGGCAATTCTCGCACTGTCAACATCGGCTTGTCGGTATTGTGCAAAATTTTGTGGTTCTTCAAATATCAAATCAAACAGTTGACCATCAATGTTAATGCCGCGCCAACGCATAAACAGTTTGAATTCTTGATCCAGTTTATCCACAATCATTGATTGTAAACGCTTACAATACTGGTTAAAGCGCCATTCTTGTATCAGTGCTGTACCTACTCTACCGTCTGTTACCGAACGAGACCCATCGTCTAATTCTGTGGGCAAGTAGCTGCTGGGAATACGTAAGCCACGGAACAATTTGTTGGTAAAAAAGCGTAAGTCTGTGATTTCACCCAGATTCTGTCCGCCTGGAAATACGTCAATACTGGATCCTCTGCCTTCAGCGGTAACTGGGAAGAAGTAGTCTTCCATCATGCTTAAAGGGTTATAAGTGGCATCCATCATGTTTGCGCCGCCACCGGTTTGTGTAGGAATTCTACGTTGATGTATTTCGTTTTTGATACGTTCCACATAAGCCATGGCCATGTGCGAAGGCATATTACCTACATCAATTTTGAATACTCTACGTTCCGGAGCTCGTTGTATACGATAGATAATAATAGCATCTTCAAGCAATTCTTTTTGCTTGAACACTTTGAAAACGTTTTCTAACACACTATTGCCAAACGGCCAATAGATATCTAAACCTTCGGTCAAGCTCATGTGTACCACGTGCTCGGCATTGATTGCTGACTCGTTTTGCGCTCGTGTGAATCTTGTACCACCCGAATACGGTGTAGCCGGTTGTATATAACTGCCGCTGGGACCTCCCACTTGCGGGTGATTGATATAGGTATCTGAGGTAGATACTGCTGTCACAGTTAAATTTTCAAAATTAGGATTTAGATCTTTGAGAATGTATTGCTCGGGTTTTTTACCTTCGGCTTCGTTTACAATCACCTTGACCACTTTGCTCATTTCTACCCAGAACATTTTAAATGTTTCAGGATCTCGAACAAACACTTGGTCACCATATTTGATTGTGTTACGCACAATCTTGAAGATACGTTTGTTTAATTCGTTTAGGGCCACCCATTGCTGTAGCTGTTCTTTGATGATTTTAACTTCGTTGTCGGTAGGTTTTTCTTTGAAATGAATATCAAATGCTGTGCCGTTGGCTTCATTTTTTTGTGTCATGAACTCAGCAAGAATATCCAATGCAGCATTGATTTCTGAGTCCATGTCCATTTGTTCATACTGATTGTACCGTTCGGTACGATTAGGATGGCCTATATACACTTCCGGCAAGTTGCTTTGATAGTTTTTGAAGCCAGGATCAGGGCTACGTCCACTGCCTAAAGGACTTACATTGCTGGGTAAATTGCCGCTTTTGAAATACTTGCGCCAGGTCATGGTTTAACCTTTTCTATTTTTTTATCTTCATGAGCCTTTCTTCGTGCCAGGCTCCATGGTTTACCTTTGTGAGCATACGACTGTTTTTGTATTTGTTCCATTCTTTTTTGTCTATATTCGATATTTGCCCATAAATTTTTTACTGCATTTTTGATATTTTCAGCATGTATTTTGGTTTTAGGTTGTTTATATCGTTGCTTTGATTCTTGCGAACGTTTTTTTCCAGTATTTTTTTCTTTTATGGCAAGTTTGGCTGATTCAGAATGCTTCCACCCTGTGAAACACGCCCATTGATTAATTTTGATATTGTCTAAAATTCCGCCATCTACTTTACGACCGTATTTTGTGATCAATTTTCCTTCTATTTGTTTGGCTTGGTCATTACTTAAATTTTCAAATAATTTTACTCGCTGCTGATGAGGAGGTAAAATTGTATGGGTATGATGTGTGTTAATTCTATTGCCTTTGCCTTTTCCTATATAGTACGGTGTACCGTCTGCATGCACATATTGGTAAACATAAAAAACTAAATCAAACATAAGATTTTTCCAGTATGCTATATTTACCGTGTTATGCCAGCTCGTTGGCTAATCTTTCGCTGTACCGAACATTTTCTTGCATGGTATCAACCAGCTTGGTCAAGCTTTCTATTTGCTGCTGCATCATTTCCATTTGCATTCGATTGTCGTCGGCTATCTGCGTTTTAACTTGTGTCATTGTCTGAACCAAACCAGCTGGGCTGGATAATACAGTTTCCAAAGCAGTACCAATAGCAGTTGGGAGTTCTTGTAATTGTTCACTTGCGGCACCTGGTTTGTATTCTTGTGTTGATGGTGCAGATTTGGCTGCTGCTACTGCTGTAAATGTAGACTGCATTTGTTGTACTGCATTAGCCAAATTGGGTACACCGGTTGTACCAAAATCTACTGGTATACTTTTACCATTTTTCAATGGAATCACGGCTTCTTTGCCATGCAGCATGGCCATTTGTCCCTGTCCAAAATCTCCTACTCCACCGGTTTGAAATCTTGGCAAGTTATTTAGACGTATTAGTACACCATCAAGTCCATCAATCAAGGGTTTTACATATATTGAATAAAATCGAGCCATGTCGGCCTTGTATTGATCTACGCCATAGGATTCTGTAGGTTCTGTTCCCGGCGGCGATCCCCTTGGTGCTGTTTTGCCCGTAATCAGTTTGGTAAGAGCAAATGTAAAATCATTGGTTGCTTGTATCACATTCTTTAACGCTGTACTATAGTCTGGCAGAAATGTGCCCACTACTTTTCCCATTTCTACAGCAAATTTCTGTGCGTTGCCTTGCAAGTCGGTCACATTGTTTGTAAGTTTGTCATTGCCTTCGGCTAATTTTTTACCAGTTCTAATAGAAGCGTCAACATCCTCTTTGCTGTAAAGTCCGGTGCTTAGAACCGCGTTCATTTGATTCCTTACTTCGTCTAACCCTTGTGCGCCCAGTGTCGCTGCTTGTGCAATCGCAGCACCGCCTTTTTCTTTCACAAGTCTCATTTGTTCTCTATTTGCATCTACTGCGCCATACAGCACTTCTTTTTGAACATCTTGCACACTCTTGCCTGCATCCTTGATATTGTTATAACCGCCTTTGATCAAGTCTTCAATTTTGGCATTTTGACTCATCATTATATTCGTTGATGCGTGTGTGATTGCAGTACCACCGCTTGACACATACTCCAAGAAACCTTTTTTGGCATAATCTGGCATGTTGGCATAAGCTGCCTTGAATTTCTCAGCTTCTTCAGGTGAAAGCTGTGCAATGATATCTGCTTCCATGGCTTTAGACCGCGCTTCTTCCATGGCTGCTTTTGCGTTCTTGCCAGTGATATCTTGTAATACTTTGAGATCTTCGGCGTACTGTCGTGTGCGTTCGGCCACTTGTTTATCAGTTGTTTGTCTGAATTTTTCAGCAGTCATTTCAGAACGCATGTTTGCCAACACTTGTGCTGAAAGTTCAACTTGTTCTTCAGTGGAATATCCCAGTAGACGCATTTCTTCTCTAAAAGTTTTTCCTGTTTTTGCATTCACTTCATCAAATGCATTTGCCGCACCCGACACCTTGCTCATTGCACCTGCCATGTTCATGCCCATGGCTCGCAGTTGCGGTTCTACCTTGACCATGCTCGCAGCAAATTGGTCCACAGTGAGTCCAGCATCAAATGCAATATTTCTCATGCCAGTCATACTGTCCTTGAAATTTGCACCCATTTTGTTCAACTGCGAATATGCCTTGATAGTGCTGTTTAACTCGTTGGACATTGCACCAACGCTCATTTTTAAACCCATTTTTACTACTGCTGTACCGGCTTCGGGCAATTTTTCAAATGCTTTAGGAACTACTTTTTTTATACTTTCGTTTAGGCCATCGCCAACAGCATCAATCGCAGTGTTAATTAATCCAGAAGCTTGTTTAACAGGATTGGTTGGCAATTCGCCGAAGTTTTTGGCCCACAACGCACTTACTTCGACTGCGGTGGCACCCAACTGTTTGAGATATGTTGTTACTCCTGAATCTTTGATATCACCGCCAGCCATGCTGACTCTATTGATATTTTCAGACAAATTAGAAAACAGACTACGAGCAGCACTTTCACTTGATTTGGCGCTTGCGGCCATTTGGCCCATGCTGTCCGCTGCACGATCTGCAAAGCCAGCCTGCTGCCTTGATGCTGCTGCTGTTTCACTATCGGCCCGGCGCTGACGCCCTTGCGAGGCTGTCATAGCCTGCAACAAAGCTCTTAGTGTGGTTTCAGTTGCTGCATTATCAGCACTGACTACACCAACTCCGGGTATCCGAACATTTACCGACATAATTTAACCTATAAATATAGTATATCAATTATATTTATGGGATCAAAAAACATGGCAAATCCTGCTAACAATCCGCTGTTCAAACATTTTCGACAACCAGCAATTTATTTAAAACTGCCCGGTCAAGGCAGATTCTGGCCCGAAGATGCCATTGACATACCACCAACTGGCGAAATTCCTGTATACCCAATGACTGTCAAAGATGAAATTACATTAAAAACTCCCGATGCACTCATGAACGGAGTTGGTGTAGTAGACACTATTCAAAGCTGCTGTCCTAACATCAAAAATGCCTGGAAAATTCCTGCATCAGATCTTGACGCTATCTTGATAGCCATACGTGCAGCCAGTTACGGGTCAGAAATGGATATCGAAAGTGTTTGTCCCGAGTGTAACGAAACTACCACTAACGTAATAGATTTACGTGTGTTGTTGGATAACATCAAAATTCCAGATTATACTCCTATACCTATCAGTGGACTTACATTCAATTTTAAACCGCAAGCTTACGAAACCATGAATAACACTAATCTTATGGTTTTTGAACAACGTAAACTGCTTGATGCCATAACCAATAGTGAACTATCTGACGAAGAAAAAACCAATCAGTTCAATCAGATTTTCCCCAAATTGACTGACATGAATGTGTTGGCTCTGGTATACTGCATTGAATCAATTGTCACAGAGGATGGTAAAGAAGTTACAGAATTCAAATTTATAAAAGAATTTATTGAAAATTGTGATAGAAATGTTTATGCAGAAATCAAATCACAAATTGAAAAATTTATACAGTCAACAAAACCTGATTCATTGGAAATTGAGTGCAGTGAATGTCATAAAACTTACACTACAGAATTAAACTTCGATAACGCTAATTTTTTCGGATAAGGCTTTTGACTATGTCCACAGAGGACATGATAGCTTACTTTGATAAACTTGAAGCACAGTCAAAAGCCATAAAAGAAGAAGTGTTAAGATTATGTTGGTACATGCGCGGTGGTTTAGACTACGACAGTGCCATGTTGTTAAGTCTTGATGAAAGAAAGATTATTGGCAAAATAGTTAAAGACAATTTAGAAACTGCTAAGAAATCAGGAATGCCATTCTTCTAAGACTAACTTCGTTAGTCTATTGATTTCGCTTGCGCTCATCAATGTTTTTTTAAGTTTCATCCAGATTAATCAGTCACTCTTTGCCCAGGGCGGGCAAAAAATATATGCGCTTCATCCGAGTAGCACAGTCACTGATATTAGAGCATTACAGAGGCGGTTGTCCTGTACCTCGAGCTCCGTTCTTTTACAACGGCGATTTGTTAAACATATATCAGCATATCTAACAAACGTGCATGATCGCTCATGCGTCTTTTTAGCCTTATTAATCCTATTCAAACAACTAAATCGCGGCACTTGCGATCTTCATCCCGAAGGGTAGTAGTTGAGTGCTTCTTGCAGCGAGAAGGCTTCCGTCCCTGTGTATTTCTACCAGGTATAGGGCACACGATATTAGCCTGTGCCAGCTTAACTGCTTAATTTGCCTTTGATATGGGAGCCATGGACACGGACTTGTATATGTCCGTTATAATAATCATCTGATTCTAAGACTTGGTGTCTAAATTGTTCTCTTGCTTCAATATATGAACATTCAGCTTTTGATTTGCAGTAAAAAAGTATTTCTCTTGTAAAATTTTCTGGGCCAAGTGTTTGTATGTCTTTTTTAAGTTCGTCGTTTGAGCCATAATATAATTGCCAATCGCTATCTATTTTGCTTCTGATCTTCTTTTTCCGTTTGGTGCCGTTTTTAAGTTTTACTGTTTTTACTGTAGTTTTTGAAAATTTGGCCAGTTTTTTTCCTATGTACTTACGCCCAGATACAGTATTTGTTATCAAATACACAAATCCTACACAATCTTCAGGAAGTGATTCCACAAGAGTGGATTCGAATAGCCATGACATACAGCATTAGTTATGCTTGTAATCTAAATTACAATAAAATGTTATTTCTTCAATACAAGTATTTGCTACCAATCCAGTGGCATACTTGATAAAAGTGGCTACATCTCCCAATAATATGCCATTTCCTGTCCATGTTGCTCTACTACGACTAAGATCTGTGTCCAAGCGATCAAGTGTAATTAAGGTAGTTTTAAATGGTACATGATTGGCTTTGAATGATGCCGTGCATTGTTTACTTGCATGTGACAGTGCTGCTTTGGCCACTCGGTAAGTTTCAAATCCAGGCTCACGGGCAACAATATTTTTTTCCCCAACACTACCTATATTAAAAATATACCCTGATTTACCAGCTTGTTTCCATTCGTCATACACTGCTTCGAGCACTTGTATCTGTCCAAAATTAGCCCAAGATTCTTGAGGAGGACCATCAAATGCATTGTTTACAAATATATCATAATTCAAACTTTGCTTTGCAATTTGGTCTACATCTTTGGTAATATCAAATCCTGATGATCTACTGACACTGTCCGCGCCAAATGCAGTACATAAAAACTGCCCAAGCCCTCTATTACCACCTGTAACTAACATCTTCATCTAATAGATCCTCCTTGATCCCATACTTTAGTAAACTTTTCGCCACATGTCATAGCACATTCCATTATTCTATTATTATCTGTCCAACTGTCAACTAAGTCGCGCCAAAAATGACTTTTAAAAATGTCTGACAGATATTTTTTGTTTATATCTAATTCATTTTTATATTGATCGACAAATTCTTTAACTTGTACTTTACCAGTGGCAGTAAAACTTGCTTGATTGGCTCCAGGTCGAGCGAAGCTGTAAAATCTTGCATCATACAGATTGTGTTCAAAAAAGTTGCAAGGCAATACCAACCCTTCGGCTGTGATTACAACTTTATTACCTAATAGTGCATCGCATCGTATTGGTGTTGTTTTTAGATATTCTTTAAAACTGCCGTGCATCTTTTTAATCACTGCTATTCTTTGTACACTTGGGTTGCGCCATTGCTCGCTTACAGGTTCTTCTAATACATATTCAGTGTGCCCGGCTCGATCATGTACAGGCCAATTTAGATAGGCGCACTCATTGGTATGATCATAAAAACGTCCGGTCCTTCTTGGCAAGAAATTAAAAAATCCGTAGTCTTGGCTTAATGATTTTGCCTGTTCGACCTGATGTTCGTTGTGTTTAAACACAATGTAATTCCATTGCGCTCTACCTCCTGCTTTGATAAATGCACGAGCATTACGCATAGCAACAGCATATTTTACGTTACGTCTGTACAGATGTAAAGTATCTTCTAAGCCGTCGAAGCCAAAATCAATCTGGCCATACCCATTCATTATTGTGGCTATTTCTTGCCAATAAGCTTCATCATGCACCCCGCCGTTGGTGTGTATATATAACCACAACGTGGGATTTTTATTTCTAAAATCTTGTAGAATGTCTAAGAAATCCGGGTGCATTATAGGATCGCCATAACTACCACAAAAAAATATACGTTCTACGTGATTGCATAGATCAACATCAAAAGTGACGTCAATTGATTCTCTACTTAGATGTAATAGTGGCATGTGAGGATTTATAGCACCACCCTGAATATTTCGAGGACATTGCGGACATGCAGCATTACAGTATGTCGTGATTTCTAATTGGTACTCTTTAATTTTTTTGTAATCAAACATCAGGTAAATCTTTAAAAAAGTTCTTGGCTTGTTCAAGTATGCTGGCGTTGGTTTGAAAAATCGTATTAGCCAACTTGGGCCCTTGATTTCTACTGGCAATCAGCCACGGTAGTATCGGAGTAACAAATTCGTACTTCCAGGTACCGTTGTGACCAAGGTATAAATTAGGACAAATATAGTACGGTTCATTGTCTGCTCGGTGCATGTATACCGGGTAAAATTTTCCGTCCCATAATTCTTGTTCTAAATCAACTTGATCAAATGCAATACGTTTTATTTCAATATGCCGGTCTATAACAATATTACCATATGGATCATGTACATGATGTTCGGGTTTTTTATCGTAATGAATAATTTTTAAATCATGACCACCATTGGTTAAATCTATATCAAATTCATAATTATCAAGTGTGTCGCCGTTGTATAAGGTTATGTAATCGTCAATGATAATTTTTATTTGTGGTACACCCAATCTTCTTTCTACCACGAAATTGATATCTAATTTCAATGAATTACTCCGGCCAATTTAGATAAACGTTCTTGATATTTGTCCATTAAGATTTTCATTTGATCGTCACCTTTCCAGAAAGTGTAACCCAAATTGACAGCATGTTCTTGTGCCTGTATCCTACGCATGATACGTTTTTTGTAGGTTAATTCTGGATTGTCTTGACATATCCATTCAGTACCTTGCGGATGTTTGTTGTCAATGCCAATAATTTTAAGAGTATCAGGTTTGTTGTACATCTCTGTACCTTGTTCAATAGTCAATGTGGTACCAAGATTTACACCAATTATGGTCCCGTCTGCCACATATCGTTGATACTTGGTTAACATGTCTAAGGTTTCTTGGAAATCTTGATCAGTTTCAGTAGGAAAACCCACAATGATCAACAAGTATACCTGCATTTTGTTTGCACTATACTGTTGCATGTTGTAATCAAGATCAACACCAACATAACCTTTTTTCATATGTTGGCGTACACGATCACTACCTGTCTCTACGCCAATCACAAGAGTTTCGGCACCTGCACGACCCATTAACTCAAAATCTATAGGTTTCATTGCTTGTCTATTGTGTACAATTGCATGGCTGCTATAAGTCAAATAACGATCGGGCAAGTTATTTTTTGCATAGTAATCTACAAGTACCTGATTAAATTGTCTAAAATCTCTCACACTGCCGTTGCATAAAGCGTCATGGAAAAAATAGTTACGCACACCATAAGTTTCATAGTAATGAATCATTTCTGCAGCCAAGCGGTCTCCGCGTTTGAATCTAAAACCTCCGGCCATTGTGGGTATGTCACAAAACACACAATGGCGAACACAACCTCTGCTGGTTTCCATGGGTAACACACCAGTTTCATATCCACTTTGATATTTTAAAATATCAAAATCTGAAAAATCCATATAAGTATGATCTTGTACTACACTGCGTTCTGCCAAAAAATCTGTGTCAACTCCTGCAACGTTGTAGTTGCCTTTGACAATCTCGGGTATGGTAGTTTCTGCTTCGCCACGTATCCAATGATCTATTAAGCCTTGTTTTTTAAGGTAATGAGCAAATTCTGGCCTGGTACTGTAACTTCCGTTTTCTTCTCTAATTAAACCTTGCCCCCCAATTATAACTTCAATATCACAAGTTTGTCTAAAATTTCTTAAAAATTCTTCTGTAAACTTTTGCGCTTGCCAGCTGAACACACTAATGAATAATTTTTGTGGTTTATAAGAAATGACTGTGTCTATCCATTTAACAATAAAACTGTCAAGAACTGCTTGACCTTCGCTATTTAAATTTTTATTTTTTACAAATAAGAATTCATCTACTTGTGCAAACAAATTGGTATCAATACTGTTTTTAAAATCTGTAAAGTAATCTAAATTTATATCAAGTATTTTACTTTCTAAATTTAAATTTGTGAATAAGCTTTTGATAATTGCCGGAGCCGCTGCCGGTCGTAATGCTGCCACTCTTGGAACGGTTAATATTACTGCATACATTATTTTATATCAACATCTGTATTATAACTGGTAAATCCATTTTCTTTAACAACACTTAGCACGTTGTTCACGCGACCGGCCAGTTCGTCTTTGTGACTGACTAACCACACGCTACGATTACCTTCTCTGGCCATTTTCTTTAGAATAGCCAAACTGTTTTCTACACCTGAACTGTCCATACCAGTATCAATTACTTCGTCTATAAACAAGAGATTGATTGGTTGATATAAACTTTCCCAAACGTCTCTAAAAGCCCATGATAAACTTAAAATAAGCCTATTACGTTCTCCTCGACTCAAATTATCAAAATCAAGTTCACGGCCCAACTCTTCGATACTCACTGTAAGATCATTTTGGAACTTGACAGTATGCGGCAACCCAATGCGATCAAGATATTGGCTGAGTCTTGCATTAAGATAACTTAAATTTTGATCAATGATACGTTTGCGAATAAAACTGTCTTTGTTGGTTAATAACTTTAATAAAAATTCTTGGTGCTCGCGAACATTAGACAGCTCATTGATTAAGTCATAATTAATTTCTTCAACAGCCTGCGTTTCCATTTCTTGAATCTGTTCTGCATACGGATCTACCTCGTTCTGTTTTGTTGTTAGTTGTTGTTTTAAATTTGCTACAGTATTTTTATGATTAATAGCATCTTCTTTATTGTCGTAAAAAACTTTTGGTATCAATCCCGGTTCGCCTAATAGATTAATAGCTTCAATGTGTGCGTGTAGTTGTTCGTCATTAGCAAGATACTGCAAAGAAGTTTCTTTAAGTGTATTTCGTTTTTCTTCTAAGACCTGTTCATGCTTGGTATCATGTATTGCTTGCCCGCAAGCATAGCACTCGTGTTTTTTAAGTTTTTCTATTTCTGCTTTTAATTTGTCTAATTGTACTAATAGTTTTACTTGGTCAGTTTCACAAGCTATTCGCCAACGAGATATCTCTCTTATTTTATTTGTTTTTTCATTGTGTTCATTGAGTAAATCATGATTACGTAGTTCTTGATCAATATCCAAATCGCCAATGACACTCAACGCTCTTTCAAGTTCTAACAAGTCATTGGTGTTTTTTGTACGCCACATGGTTTGTCTACGGCGTGTAGCTTCAATTTGTTCTTGTATTCGAGCGTTAGCATCTGTAACTGCTTTAATACGATATTCTTCTTGTGTTATGGTATCTTTGGTTGCTTTTAATTGTTCCTTAAGAGAATCTGCTTTTTCACTAAGCATAGTGATACCAAGTAGCTGCTCAATGATAGCTCTTTGATCGTTTGCTTTCAGTGCAAGGAAAGGCTCGGTATAGGTATTAAGTGCCACAATATGTTTGAACATGTCGTGGCTCATACCCAGCATGCGTTCAATCTCTGCTTGTGTTTCTCTACTATCCCCTTGACTTTCGTCTGTAATCTGCTGCTCTTGTCCGCCTACATAAAAAGCCATTGTGTTTGATTTACGACCGCGTTCAATCTTGTAATCAATACCATCTTTTTCAAATTCAATGGTAACCAACATGTTCTTACCATTTGTTTTGTTGATAAGATTATCTTTTTTAATGTTGGTTAAAGCTGAACCATATAGCGCATAGCTGAGTGCATTGATAATGGTTGTTTTGCCAGTTCCATTTCTTGCTCCCGTGTCATCTCCGCCAAGATCTAAATTTTGCCCCAATACAAGAGTAAGATCCTTGCGATCAAACTGAACAGCCTGGGTAGCATTGCCCACGCTCATAAAATTTTTAACTGCGAGTGTTTTAATCTTAAACATATTTTTTTAAGTCTTTATATTCTGGAAAAATGTCAGTAAATTTTTCATTTCTATACGCATCCTTTGTGTCATTTAATTTAAAAAATTCTTTAAGTAAATGACTTTGATCTTTAGCATTTAAAAATTGTAACACATCGTGCCATCTTTGTATAAGAGAATTACTATCAACTATTTGTTCTAACCAATTTATATGATTTTTTATTTTTTCTGTGACTTGTTGTTTAAAATGATCAGGTAATACTTGGCATGACATTACATACGGGGGCAGCATCGATAATCTTATGTTAAATTTCGTGGGAGAAATATTGTATGTTGTTATCCAATACTGTTGTAAGTCCATTAAATTAAATGCATTATAAATTGTTAAAGTGCTATCAATTTTAAAATCAACTAAGTGTTTAATTAAGTTGTAATTGTTTTCAATGGTATCATAATTTACTCCCGAGCGTACATAAGAAGCCCGATCGCCTATCAAATCAATACTTGCGTGTAGGGTAATATTTGTAAACTTTTGCCAATAATCTAATAAATTGTAGTTTTTAAATTTTAATGTTGATAAATTTGAATTGTAACTAATGTCTAAATCATGTTTATTATGTTCAAGTAATAAATCTAAAATTTTATAATGTTCATACATTATCAATGGTTCGCCGCCAGCAAAATATATAGTATCTAATTCGTCAATGTTGTTTTCAATGAAGATAAGAACATTTTTTATTGATTGTTTGTTTAGTTTATTTTCTATAAAATTTTTATTAATTGTAATGTTTGGATATAGTATAAGATCTTCTTGTGCTATTTTTGAACTATAATTGCCTCCGCACATTCTACATTTCATGTTACATATATTAGATGCTCGAAAATCAATGTACTTTAATTTAAAACTATCTATAGAACCATCTGTATTAGTATTTTCTTTAAAAGGAAGGTATTTACTAAACACCTGATTACTTGTTTGACGCAAAGAAACAGCATTGTTGTCTTCCTGTACCCAACAATTACTACAAATGTTAGGCCTCTGCTGAGATAACATTTGTTTTCTAACTTCTTTTAATTTGGCACTGTTAACGATGTCAAGTAAATTATCATTTTTTACATTTCCTAAAGGATAATGTTCGTTAAATTGACAGCAAGGTCCTACGAGTCCCTGAGCGTTAATATGTAAACTTATCCATGGTAAAATACAAAATGAATCTTTATTCTTAAATATTTTATTAAAAGACCCGCTAATACTATGTAAGTTAATGTCTACATCGTTAGGAGTGAACGTATTCTTTAAAAATTTTAGATCATTACTTATATCTGACTTGTTGGTATATAAATGAATAAAAAAACACGGAAAGTCAATAATTGATATATATTCATAAAATTTCCAAAGCGTTAAGCCAATTGAGTCGTTGTTGTTAAAATTATCTGAAGTGTAAAATACCTTTAATTTAAAATTAGCTGATATTTCTTCTTGTTTAAAACCTTCCAAACTATCATATAACCAATGATCACCATATTCTGAATGTTTTGATAAATTAATCATTATAAATTTTTATATATATCCATTAGCAATTTGGCATTGTACTGTTCGCTTTGTATATTTGTAAGCTGATTGGTAACAATAGTGTCTACACTTTCAAACATTATGTTTCCTGTAATATCGTAGTTAATATCTTCGTTTGTTACTTTTTGAGGAATAAGTGTAATTTCTCTAAGGTCGTAGGTACTAACAAATGTTTCTTTAATAAAGGTTGCTTCTTCGTAACTAATGTCTACATCAAGATTCACACGCACATGCATGCCCTTGTGCAATAGTCTATCTGTATTAGTAAGCACATCGCTTAGTTGATACACACGATATCTGGGTTGATCGGGCCAGGAATGGTACACTGGATCGTTGCCCCACTCCAGCACCATCATGCCACGTTCATCGTCGTGATTGTCTGCATAGTTGTGCGGGAAACAGTTACCGATGTATGTAATATTCTTTTGTGTCTGTCTTTTATGGAAGTGTCCGGTGAATACATGTTCAATGCCAGTAAAGTCTTCTCGCTTGACATCGCCATGATCGGGCATCTGCACCATTGCATTCATGTAGAATGTTGGTAATTCAAAATGTCCAAACATGTACTTGGCACTCAGCTTAGGAATCCGCTTATAATCATCACCAACGAGCCAAGGAGCAATAACCACGTCGCCGCTATGATACCAATCGTTACATATATGAATGTTAGGCAAGTGCCGTGCCCATTCAACACTTTGGACATCACGTCGGTCACGATAATAAAGATCGTGATTGCCAGGGATAAAATAAACAGCGCCAAAATTGTCATTTAAATGCTCCAAAGCTCTAAGGCTATAGTTAAGAGTAACAATATTGATACTGGCACGATTGTTATGCCAGTCACCAAGAAAGAAAGCTGTTTCACAACCTTCCTCTTTGGCTTTGGCTGTAAACCATTTTATGAAGTTTAAGCAATCTTCATTGTGTGTCTGACTGTTGCTTTTTAGTCCAAAGTGTATATCTGTGCAGACTGCTGCTCGTTTAAATAGATTACTCATCGTATTATTTTACTATTTTCTAAACAGTAAAGTCAAACTTAATCGTCGCTATAATCGCCAGATTGTGGATTACCTCCCCAAGATCCCATACCTTGTCTGGTATAACTTGGAGTAAGGCCGTTCATTTCCAAAATATCATCTCTAAGATTTTGATTCCGCTTTTCGATGTTAAGGACTCGAGTAAAGGAATTAGTGATAGCAGCAGTATAATAAGCAAAAGGATTTTGTGATTTGCTTTCATCAAATTGTAGTCCTATCTGAGAGAGTTGAAGCAATGCTTGACTACGCATTTCATCGTTGTAAGTGTAGCCGCGCCAGTTGCTACGTGTAGCATAACGTTCGCACAGTTTCATAAACATATGAGCTAATTTTTTAGTCATTGTTCCGTGCTCTTTACAGAACTGCCCTTTTTCTAAATCACCTGTCCAGTGACTTTTACCTACACAATATGTACTACCGTCGCTGTTAATTTTATAATGTTGAAAAGGAGGAAAATTACATTTGACATATTTGGCAGGAGCAGAATCTGCCGACTGATCGTCATACTCAGTAAGCACATTTTCCTCATCATCAATGACTTTTTTCTTTTTAGATGTGTCTTGCGGAACATGACTCCAGGTCATTATTCTAAATACCACATCTGTGTCGGCGATCTTGCTGGGTTTTATAGCAAAATTTTCAAGTTTTAATTTTTCAGTTGAAACGGCCTGCGCCGCATCATATGCTGCTCTGGCCAGTCGTTCTGCTCGTAGTTTGCGTCCTTCTGTGATGTTTTTTTTGTTTATTTTGTCTATACTTGGTAGTATGATATCGTAATCACCATCTTCGGGCAACGAAAAACTACAGTAGGTAAGTTTACTTTTGTGAATTTCTTTAAGAATATCACGGTTATTTAGATAGTTGTGTTTCATTAAATTCCTTAAAATACGCTGTTAATTTAGCAAATAAATAATAAAAAAGCAAGAGGAAAATTATATGCCTGTAGTAGAAGATTCAAAAGTGGGAATATTTGCAACTCCTACGATACCCAGCAACCAACAAGTATCAACAGCAGTTTCGGGTTCAGGAGATCCAAAAGATTCAAGACTAATGAAAGCCGGATTACAAGCTGACGGGACAGCACGAACAGCTGGAATGTCTGCGACCCAAGCACCCACCGTTGGTTTTGATAGATCTGGCGAAGAATGGCGTGTTAGAATTAGCGTGGCACCCACTGCAAAAATATTATATAGAGATCCGAACCCTGGCGTGATGTCTTTGCTTAAAGATACAGATGGAGTCATTTTTCCTTACGTTCCTCAAGTTACTGTGGCGTACCAAGCAAGATATGGATCACAGCCACTTACACACTCAAACTACACAAATTATTTTTATGAAGCCAGCGAAGTGCAGGCAATTCAAATAAACGGTGAATTTTCTGTACAAAACGAATTTGATGCACAGTATCTTTTGGGTGTACTTTATTTCTTTAGAGCTGCTACAAAAATGTTTTACGGAAATTCTGGAATTTATCAAGGATCTCCGCCACCCATCTTGTATTTAGATGGATTTGGTGCTCATTATTTACCCCATGTACCTTGCCTACTTACTCAATTTTCACACACCATGCCAAACGACGTTGATTATCTTGAAATGACTTATCAAAGCAAGACCACCACAAAAACCACAATTGACGCCGCAACAAAACTGCCTACCACCAAAACTGGTGCAGGCACAATAACAACAGAAACAGCAGAATTACCTGCAAAAACACGACTTCCTTTGGTAAGCACAATTTCTATTACATTGCAGCCGGTGTTTAGTCGTACCAAGCAAAGAGAATTTGATTTTGCTGCATTTGCAAGAGGCGACATGATTACCAAAGGAATGCTCTAATGGCCAAGGTAGCGTATTCAAGTAGCAGTCCGTATGCCCAAACCAGGACATTTGGTAACTTCTTAGACGTCATGGTCAATCGACCTATAACCAAAAAAGAAGATGACGTACTGTATGAGATAGACAAAGTATATGAATTCAGACCAGATATACTGGCATCGGACTTGTACGGTGACAGTGCGCTATGGTGGGTATTTGCTGTGCGTAATCCCAATGTGCTCAAAGATCCCTTGTTTGACTTCCGCGCCGGAGTACAAATATACATTCCCAAAAAGGCCACACTCCAACAAGACTTAGGAGTATAATTTGCCAAAAGAGCTAAGATTTAGTCAAAAAAAACTTGATGATGTAAACAGGTACATATATGGTGGGTACAGCGAAGACGACGCCTTTAATCGTGCTGGTATTACCGAAGAAGAGTATGGCTTGTATCAATTGGATGACAAAGGTCGAGTTACAAAAGCATTCGATACCATTGAAGTCAGAACCAAAGAGGAAGAAGAAGCAAGATTAGCAGAAGATCAAAGACGAACACAAGAAGCAGAAGAACGACGAGCACGCCGTGACGAAGAAATCAGAGTTGACCGCGAGAAAAACTTAGAGCGATTACGAAAAAAGAGAGAAGACGAAAAGGCCGCAGCTAAAAAAGGTTGGAGCGACGAAGAAGACAAAGCTGAAACTACCGGCCCTGCTGCCACAAGAGGCGAAGTTACAACCACTGTTACCGGCGGCGGCTCACGTGAAACACGAATGACTGCCGAGATGTCGGCCTGGACCGACAAGAACAGTCAAGCCTACAAAGCCGACGACAAAGCAACTCAAGACGCCAAAAACGAATATCTAAGATCTCTTGGCTTAGAGAACGCAAATTTTAGAGAAAAAAACAAAGCATTACGTGCAGCCGAAGCCGAAGGCAAAAATTTCAATGTCACCACCAACCGTGATGCCCTTGGCCCGCCGCCACAAAATCAATACGAAGAAATAACAATACGGCCGAATACCAGCAGCACTCAAGTACCCAACGACGGTGCACAAACTGACAATCAAGCTGCGAAAAATCAAGCCGACGGACAAACAGCCGAAGACAAGTTAAAAAATGAAAATCTCACCCCGCAAGTGGGTGCCGGTAACAACCAACCAACTACCACTACTGATCCCAACCCATTGATTGTACCTGCTGCTACTGTAAGCACAGCGGAAGCAGATAGAATTCGAAATAACGAAAATAGAGCAGCTAATGCCGATGAATTACCGCCAAATGCATTTCCCGCGGCAGCAGGCAGCGAAAGCAACTCGGTTGAAGCAGGAAAAAATTTAGAAAAACGCAAACAAGACAGCATAATTGGAACCACAAGCAGCAGTAAACCAGTTGATACTGGCAAGTCAGACAGTGACAAACAAAAAGAATTGTCACTCAAATTGGCCAAAGCCAAAAAGAATGCACTGCATGATTACACCAGTAGTACCTACAGGATCACATTGTACCTCCTGTCAGCCATGGACTACACAGAAATGATAGAACGTCCAAAAAGTTTTGAACCAAAATTTGCTCTTATCAGCAGCGGTGGTGGCTTTGCTGAAGAACAGCCGCTCAAGGATGTGGCAAAAGCCAAACGCACAGGTAGACATCCAGATTTCATGGAAGATTTTTTTATTGAAAATCTCAGCATGACCACGGTGGTAGGATTAAACTCCAAAACCAAGGCCAGTAATGCTATTGAAATTACATTCAACATAGTAGAACCTTATGGCATGACACTGTTAGATAGATTGCAAAGTGCGTGTATGATGCCTCCGGTCAATTGCCCCAATTACATAGATCAACCGTATCTACTTGAAGTAGATTTTTTATCAAATGTGACTGAGTCACGAAACAATTCTATTAGAATAGATAGAAAACGTGTGGCCATAAAAATTATAGAAATGAAAATCAAGCCCGGAACCGGAGGCACGGAATATAGATGCAGAGCTGTACCTTACAACCATACTGCTTTTTCGGATTCTATAGCTTCCTTACCGGTTGCATTGAGTGTACAAGCAGGAACTGTTGGAGAATTTTTTGACAGCAACAACGAAATAGCTAAAATTTTCTCATCTGAAGTGGCCCAAAACGAAGAACGAGTAGAAAGCGAACTAAGTAAATGGGCAGCAGAACAAACCGAAAAAAATTCTGGTACTAAACCAACAGCAGCAGAACTTACCGAAGAACGCAATCGATTAAGGGCAACATATACCTATACAACAAAAAGTTATCCAGCAGGCTTTAACACGTTCATGCGTGGGGTGTCAGGCTCGGGAAAAACATTTAAATTACCACCAGCTTTGATTGCTTTCAATATTGCAGACCCACGAATACAAAAAAGCAAAATAGTTGATGAAAAATTTGCTGAAGCTCGCACTATGCCAATGACCGAACCTGGTCAAGCCTTCAAAACTACTGCCACAGCAAAATTACCCGAAGGCAAAACTAAACAAGGTTTTAATATTAATCCTGGAATAAACATTGTGCAACTGATTGATAGAATAATGCAAAGCAGTGCATACATTACCGATCAAGTGAAAGATGCCAAAGAAGCCATAGCACGAAATAGAGAAATCATTGCCAACCGAAGTGATTTACTTAATGATCCCAATCAAAATACTGCAGATAAAGAACAGCGTCTCAGAGAATTACGCGAAGCCGAAGCAGAGCTAAACAAATACAAATTTTTAGACTGGTACAAAATTGTACCACAAATATACATGAATGGATTTGATGATAGTGCCAATGCCTATAGTAAAACCGCAGTATATTCAATTGTGCCTTATCGAACAGCAAATGCATATCATCCTGATTTTGCTAAAACACGAATCAACAAAAGTAAAATTGTAAGAGCATACAATTATCTTTACACAGGATTGAATCAAGACATAGTGAGCATTGAAATTGATTTTGATAGTTTGTATTTCACTGCAATCACTGCCTATCAAGACAGCAAAACAGCCACAGCAGCAAGCTATAGTAACCCGTTGGAAAACGAGGATAATGTACAAAGAGATGTAGACCCTAAAAATTCCAACCCTAAACGTAACTTGGATTTGCCCACCACATATAAACCGGTGGGTGTAAATGCCAAAGGTGCAGGACAAATGAACAGAACTGCAAAACCGGATTCCAGTGCGGTGGCTGATATTGCCGACAGCATTTACACCCGCCCGGGCGGGGATATGTTGAATGTGCAGTTAAGAATCATCGGTGATCCGGCATTCATCAAACAGGATGACATTTACTATAATCCCATGAGTCCAGATTATCAAAATACCATTATCAGTAAATCATCGGGCGAAAACAACAGCGAAACGGTGCCAATCAATCCAGACACAGGACAAATTATTTTTGATCAAGAACAGGTTTTTGTTCAACTTTTGGTCAAAAGTGCAGTGGACATTGATGACACAACTGGTATTACAAACAAGCAAATAAAATTAAGCAACGGTAAAATGACTGATTCCACATTCAGTGGTGTTTACAAAGTGCTCAAGGTAAAAAGCGATTTCAATCGCGGAAAATTTGAACAAACACTTGATCTTGTAAAAATGCCAAACGATTTGTTCTACGACGATACACCACGACTTTCGCCCAAGGTTGAACTGCAGGCCACTGTGGCCGCCACCGAGACCACTACACCAACTCCAGCAGCAGCGTCACAACAAAATCAATTGGTTGATAGCACCGGGGTAAATTCAACTCAGTTGGCTGACTTGAAAAATGCCGCAGCACAACCTGCAACTAATCCAATAGCAACACAAGCAGGCGCAGGCACAGTGGCCACATCTCCGCAACCAACCGCAGCAGCACCCAGCAATGCCAATGATGCACCGGCTATAGCGCCCCAAGAAAAGGCGCCTCCAGATCCAAGATTGGCCCTTGATGAATTTCAAGCCGAATATAACGATTTAGTGAGAGATCGCGCTGCTCAAATTCCGGTGTTTAACGCTGAAATCACCAGAATAAGAAATGATAACACGCTGAGTGTAGAAGAAAAAGCCGAGAAGGTAATTGCTTTAAGGCAAGAGTTTCAGGCAACCTTGAAAGCACAAGCTGATCAAATAGTTCAATTGGCAACAAAAACTTTTAAAACAAACACAGAAGTTGGTAGCGATACAGGCTTAGATAAACTAAAACTATTAACCCAGTTATCAAGGCTACAAAAGGAAACTACAGAATTCTTCCAGGCACAAACTGCACGAATAGAAACAGTCAAAAAAACAGGTATAGCATAAAATGTCAGATTCAATTAAACCAAACAAAGTCAATCCCAATTACGACAAGGATGCAACTCCCGGGATTAAAATTGATCCCGGCCCATATATTGGCATAGTCAAAAATAATGTTGATCCCACTCGCCTGGGCAGATTGGATGTCTGGATATCTGAATTACAAGGCGATGAAACAGGGCCATACATTACTGTTAGCTATGCAAGTCCGTTTTTTGGAAGCACTGTAGGCAAACCCGGAGTAGATGATCCTAATTCTTTTGGAACCGAATCTCAAACATATGGGTTTTGGGCAGTGCCGCCTGACTTAGAAAACCAAGTGTTGGTTACTTTTGTAAATGGAGATATCAGTAGAGGATTTTGGTTCGCTTGTGTTCAAAATGTAGAATCCACGCACATGGTACCGGGAATAGCAAGACCATCAGGCACTACTTTTATCACACTCGACACAACTTTTGGTGCCGACCGAGATATACCAGCCGACGATGTGTTCTTGCCAGCCAGTGAGGTAAATTTAGAAAGTGAAGACCGAAATACTTCACGAAATTATCTTGAATTGGATAGAGTTTTACACACTTACCAATCAAATATTGTTATCCAACAAGGCTTGGAAACTGATCCCGATCGAGGAACAATTACCAGTTCAAGCACCAGAGAATCGCCCAGTAGAGTGTTTGGCTTCAGCACGCCTGGCCGTGGATTTCCAGATATAACTGACAAATATCCCGACAGAGAATCGTTAGATGATGCTCTTAAATTGGGCAATCAAGGTGAACAGATACAAGATTGGCGTCCAACAGAACGTCGAGGCGGACATACTTTTGTAATGGATGATGGCGACTTATACGGAGACAGCCAGCTTGTAAGATTGAGATCAGCTGGCGGGCATCAGATATTGTTCAATGATACCAACGAAGTTTTATATATAATCAACAACAAAGGCACTGCCTGGTTGGAGTTTACGCCTAAGGGCAGTATTAATATCTACAGTGGCGATAGTTTAAATCTCCGATCTGAGATGGATTTGAATTTTCATGCTGATGGTAATGTTAACATTAATGCCGGATCCACAATAAAAATGTATGCAGGTGCGTCAATTGAATCGCAAACTGCTTTGCAGCTTATCACTGCCAAGGATTTATACAATATCAACGCAGGTGTGGTTGGTTTACGCAGCGGCGGCAGTATAGATATTAGAGCATTAAATGCCAGCATAGAAACTGCAGGTCTTTTCAATATCAAAACACAAGATACCATGATAACATCGTCTCGTTGGACCAATGTTAGATCACAAGGCAATGTAACTTTTAATTCACAGAGCGAGTTTATAATAAGCTCAAATACCAATGCCAGTTCGGGTGTAACCAGTGGATGGAAAGTTACTTCAGGAGAACTATGGTTTAAAGGTGGTGCACAAGTGTATGTCAACACCGATGGTAAAGTGCCAGAAAATCCCAAGATCCCTCCTACACCAGTAGAACCATTGATCAATCCGGCCATGCAGTTGTATCAACAAGATAATGTTAGATTCAATCCAGACACCAAACGTTGGGAATTAGATCCACAAAGCGGATTGGCCAGCATTGCTCCGTTTACGCCCACACACGAACCTTGGTCAAGGCAAACTGGCAAGAAAAAACTCAGCAGTGGCTTGGCCGAACCCAATCAAAATCAGGACGAATAATATGGCTATTAATGTAACACAATTGGTCAATCAAATTGTACAAAATAATCCACAGGCAACTGCACAAGTACAAGCAGGAGCAAGCACAGCATCGGCCATGTTTAGTGCATTTGAGTCAGGCGGTGTTAATGCTTCTACAGTTTTAACATTGACCAACAATCTACCTCCGGGTGTACAGGCAAATATCAACAATGCTGTGGGCTCTATTACTGCCAATCTTGGTACACCCAGTGCCGCACCTGGACAACAGGCCAAAAGCCAATCTAATAATGTTGGAATTGAAGAAGCCAGAAAACAAGCATTTGGCCAAGGCGCTCCCAGAAGTCTGCTCGATGATCCTGCTGCACCAATTGGAGCACCAACACCTAAAGTAAAAAAAGATATTCCCACATTACGGGAAAGCGATGTCAAGGCTTTAATGGTACAGATTGCTTTTATGGAGACCAACAATGATAGCACATACAATGTGCCACCCAGAATTGGTAGATATGCAGTACACAACAAAACTCTGATCAATTACGGATACAAATTTGCAAATGGTGCTGCATATACAGGCAAAGACGGAGTAAACACGGAAGTAGAATTTATTTTTGATGTGAACGTGCAAGACCGCATCATGGAAAAATTTTTGTTAGCACAATACACCGCTGGTATAAAATCGGGGGCAATCAAAGATTATGACACAAAAGAAGTAGTAGCAGGTATGCTGGCTGTGTCTTATCAATTTCAAGACGCCAATCCTACTTTACAACAAGGATTATCGTCTATAACAGGATTGATGAGTACTGACACAAGTAGTTTAGTATCAGCTGCATCAGGGCTGGCCAGTGACCTGGGCGGACTGTTGAGCACCGCAGCAGCGCCACTACAGGCAGCTTCGCAACTTGCTCAAAGTGGAGTTTCGTCTATAGCACAAAACTTGCAGTCGGCTTTGCCCACTGTTAGTGTTTCCAGTAGTGGGGTTGCAGTTGACACACAGGCACTATCCGGAATACCTAATATTACTGGCACTGCTACTGCCACTGCACAAAGTGTACAAACTGCGCTTGATCCTGCACTGCAAGGGTCTGCAGCACAATTTAAGAAAGCCGCAGCCAAAGTTGATGTAAGCAAATTGAAAGCTACCGGCGATGATTATGCCAACTCGCTGCCAGCTGCCAAGGCAAAAGAGTGGCGTCAAAAAGGCAAAGAAAAAGACAGCCAAGGACGTCCGGGTGCTTTGTTTTATCAAGCAGGCAAATTTGCTATTCAGAATCTTAACGCAGATGTTTCCACAGAATCACTTCCATAACGAGAGTAAATACTAATATGGCTAACACACGATACAAAGGCTTCAGCACTATAAACAACATAAAAAAATTCCGCATTGTTGATGCTGAATTGGTCAAACAAGATTTGATAAATCATTTTGGCATTCGCAAAGGTCAAAAGCTCATGAATCCAGATTTTGGCAGCATAATTTGGAACATGTTGTTTGAACCTCTTACTGCCGACGTTCAGTCAACTATTGTTGAAGATGTAAAAAGGATTGTGGGGTACGATCCACGACTGGCAGTGGATAACGTGTTAATTAACGAATTTGAGCATGGTTTACAAATACAAATTGATTTAACATTTTTGCCAGGCAATTACAGCGAACAGTTAAAGTTAGAATTCAATTCAGATTCCAATACACTACTTGCGTCATAAAAATACCATATTTTAATTGCCATAAATATTGAATAATAGGTATAAGATATGGCAATTACCACAAGACAAACCAGTTTATTAGTTCAACAAGATTGGACTAAAATCTATCAAACTTTCA